CAGGGAATACCACCGTAAATGCACCGTTAGTTGATGTAAAAGTACCGCCAAAATCTAAAATACATACTGCTTTATTTGAGTTAGTTGAATTGTATATCAACGCCCCAGCTGCAGAGATAGTAGAACTCGCCCAAGTAGAATCAGCAAAATCAATATAAGCTGTAGTACCTGACAAAGTTATGCTCTGGCTTGTTAAAGTGTTTCCTCCAGCAGTATAGTTACCTGTGCTTGGACATTCTCCAGACGTAGTGTAGGCAGTTGTACTTGAGTTTAAAGTAGCAGATGATGTGTATAATGCTATTTTAAAAGTGTTGCCAGTAGACGCAGTGAAGTTCTGCTCCCCACCTAAAAGCTCTGATTTGAACGTGGATGTTATCGCTTGGGTTATAGGCATTAGTCTTCCTCGGTTTCTACAGCCTCTTCAGGCTCATTATTTTCTGTTATTATGCTTACGCTATTAAGCACAGCGGCAATGGGGTTTTTATTTTCTTCACTCATATTAATTTACCTTATCTCGTACTTGTGTAGTTCTATAAGAATCTTGACGGTTTTTACCATCACCCAACTGTTTAAGCTCAGCCATAACTTGGTCAAATTTAGTCTGGTACGTTTGAATTAATTCTTGCTCGCCTTTTAAGAATATATAGGCTTCTACTAAAGACCCCCAAAGCAATGCATTGGGAAATTCAAGACTCAGCCAAGTTGTACCCGATGGAGCCTCTGTAATAGATTGCGGATAGGCGTAGTAGTGCATTTCAACTGTATAGTTAGAGTCTGGGGTAGGCCCTACTATAAGAGCAGTATTATCAAATAAACTATAATATTTAGGTACGCCTGTAGCTACAGGATAAGGATACGCCTCTCTAATATAGTTTACGTCTTTGTTTAATAGATACTGATATGTTGCTGTTGGAGTTACGTTAACTATAGTATTAGGCACGACAGCTAAAGAGAATATAGATAAAAAGTCTGTAGGTAAGTCTATATACTGAAATCCAGAAGTAAAAGTGCCTGTTACATTTTTACGAAACGCGGGTAGTTGCACTGAGTTATTTATTAAAATCTCAGTGTGTTGAATGAAGTTGTCAATGTTTGCTACAAATGTAGGCTCTGCCCCGTCACCGACATACTCCACCATAAGGTACTGTTGTATAGCAGTTGTCAACTCATCATACGTCATAGCTTAGCCCATTTTACTAGAAGCCATAGTGCCTTTAGTAGCCGCACCAGTACCACGTACTTTAATAGTTTTTTTGTTTTCTATTTGCACAGGGTATCCATTGCCTACAGGAGTAGGTACAGATTTAACGCCTTTATACTCAGCAGATCCTTCAATATGTTGCTTAGCCATTATCGACCTCTACCTGAACTTTTTTGATTCATAGCACGAGCTACATTACGACCCATCTTCTTAGCATCCATAGATGTAATGCCACCTTTTTTAAGCCCCTTCATAGATTTTTGTTTGTCATGCTTAGCGTCTTTTGGGCTTTTCTCCCAGTCAGACATAGACATCTTGTTTTTCTTTGCAAGGACTTTGTCTTCTTTAACGTCTTTAGCTGAACCTTCAAAACTAGCCATAGTATACCTCAAGTAATCGTAATAAACACATCATTCAATGTGGTAGTAATAGTCTGTGTCGCCACAGGGTTAAAAGCAAATAAACCTCTAGAAGCGTTTAAGTTTACATCCGGTCTAGGGTTTTGTAGAGCCTGTGGATCATTTGCTACCTTTTGGGCACCTATTATACCAACCCAGTTTTGTGGGTGGTCGCCACCAACTTTGTCCATACACTCTGGACATACCCGCATATTTATCCGTTTACCTACAATAACATAGGTTTTTATCTTTTTTAAAGGATACCTGAATCCGCAACGATCACAGAAGCCAAACGCTCTTTTCTCACCAGCAAACGGAGTGCCCACTTACCAGCCCCCGCCGCCTACACTGCCTATATTAGGTACAAATCTAAAAGACACTCGTTGACGATCTTCATCAGCCGCCAGTTCAAAAGCCTCATCATAGAGTTGTTTAAGCATAGGAATTTTATTTTCTGCTTCTGGTGTTTTAAGAGCCAAGTTGTAGGCTAGTCCAGCAGTCATAGCTTCTAAGAATCTAAAGGGTATATCTAATGTATTAGACCCCGGAGCGCCAGTGTCTTGAAGTCTACGTAAGCGCCAGTAAACTAAAGTGTATCCAGTTTGACTAGGTAAAGGCCATATCTTAGCTGTGGGTGTAGGAGTCTGCCTATCAACAAATATCTGTATAGGTCTGCCCTGAGTTAATTTATTTGGTATTGTTGCGTATGTAGAAACACTTATACGTGCTATCTGTAGGTCTACTTGATTAGAAGTACTACCGGGGTTTTGACGTATCACAGTCTCTATTAAATCAACAGTATCATCAGGTAAAGCATACGTACCAACCCCTACTAACAAAGGGATATCGCCTTGTTCAATAGTCCATAGGTTCAAGCCTTTATTAGCCCAAGAAGCTAACAAGTAATTTAAAGACCTTCTAGCTGTTCTAAATTGATAGCCTGTACGAATCTCAACACCTACACGTTCGTATGCTTCTTCTATTATCTCAGCTATGTCTGGATTAAATGTAGTAAGACCTGAAGTGCTCATGGTTTTTAAGCCCAGAAAGCAGTGATTGCATCTACATTGGACATCTGAACATATATACTAGTAGGGAATAAAACGCCTTCACCGGGAATCAATACATAAATAGTAAAGGTGTCGCTAGTACCTACATCTAATTCTACAAGAATCGTACCTGATGCGCTGCCGTCTCTAACCCTAACATACCCTGCTGTACCGTTTCCACGGTAAGAAATAGACTTTAATCTAGCTCTATCAGTAGTTACCGCACCGCTTGATGTCCTATGGGTAGAATTTACATCTGTCTGTTGCATGATCTTTTACCTTTGTTGTGGTCGTTGTACGGGCACCGAAGTAGGGTTGCCCTGAATTTGTAGTCCTTGTTGAGGCATGTACTGAGACAGACTTGGTGGTTGTCCTTGCAATGGGGTTTGCATTTGAGTCACTGGCTGTCCGCCTATACCTGCGTCACTACCGCTATTATCATACCCCATATTGTTACTTGGAGACATCCCGCCCATATCAGGACTAGGAGCACTTTGTACAGGTGGGGGTGTGTTAGACATACCTTGTGGTTGGTTAGGTTGCCCTTGTTGTGGGTAACTCATAAAATTGGAATTAGGAGAGGCAAAGTTATTGTACGCACTCTGAGTATTAAACTGCGGTGTTGGGTTAGCCTGTTGGTTCCCAAACCCTTGACCTATAATTCCACCATCTGCGTAGCCTTGTCCTCCCCCAGCCATTAGTATATCCTTCCTTTAGTGTGACCCTTAGTAGCACAGCCATCGCCTCTTGAAGAAGCTGATGACTTAACAGAACCACCTTTAGCAAAGGCTTTCATTGGTTTAGCCCTAACTTTACCGCCTTTTTTCATATGTCCTGTTTTTAAATATGACGCTGTAGCAGGGTCTCTATTTGTTTTTACCCAGTCTTCATATGCCGCCATTCTAGCATCTTTACTAGTTTGTGACTCACCTTTAGAAGCTCCTGTTTTAGAAGATCCTGTTTTGGTAGTTGGAGCTTTAGCTACTGGAGCTTTAGGTTCTGGAGCTTTGGGGGTGTCTGATTTTTTATCCTCCCAATCTTCAGACGGGTTTTTCATTCCAAAATCTTTTGGGATATCATACCCTGTTAGCTTTAGTCCTGAGTAAGGAGCTGGACGATCTTTTCCTTTAAAGTCACTGCCTTCACCTGCATTTTTAGAATACAGTGCAGCTCCAAGTCCTAATCCTGCTCTACTTAAGTTAGATACTCTACTAGCTTTACTCGCAAACTTTTTTGGATCATAGTATTCTGGTTTTTCTGTAGGGCGTGGAGCTGATAAAGCCTTTGCTCTATCTGTTCCTTGTACGTCTTTCATAGTTCTAGCGGAGCTTGGCATTTCTGGTTTTACAGGACCTGGCTGGCTTGTTCCTCTAGGAACTATATTTTTAGGGCCC